TCACCATTCATCACATCTACAGTGATCTGTCGGGACAATAATTCAAAAAGAATTCCCGTATTTTTAATCTTCGAGTGCTTTACACGTTGGGCCATAATCTATGCTCCTAAATAAGTATATTTCTTCATCTATAAATATAAAAACTTCTAATAATTAGTCGTTTAAGTATCACTTAAAGACGAAGATACTTCATTTTTATATTCTTCTTCTACATCAGTCGTTTCAACCAAAATTTTCTTCTCTTCACGACCAACTTTTCCTAAACTTTTCTTTAATGCGTCATAATGTGCCAACGCAATTCCATATTTTGGACTACCACTACCACCTTTTCTCTTGTCGTGGGCTCCAAGTGGATCACGACCCCTTATACTTGAGTCTTTTCCATGTTTAGGACCTTCTTTTGGCCGTCCACTTCCTGGCCATCCGTCATCTGGTATATTTATCTCTAATTCTTTACCAGTTCTTCCTTGTCTCGCTCCAGGTGGTTGTGCTCCAGGTACTCCTGGCATTCCACCTTCTGCACCACCTGCATCCATCATTGCTCCTTGTGTTCCAACTGCTTCTTCAGTCTGAACTGGGTCATTACCTTCCATTTCAATCTGAGACCATCTAAACTTCCGTTTTTGGTCTTTGATGAGTCCAAGTCTTATCTCTTTCTTATCTTCTTCAGTAAACTTAAAAATATTATCATAAATCCATTCTGTATCGGCTATTTTAGCGTCCATTATACTTGAAGCAAGACTTTGTTTATTATTCCACAATTCAATTCTTTCTTCTTCATATATTGTAGATGGATTCTTTAATGCCAATTCAAAATTAACAAGGTCTGCATCTGTATATCCTTGTGCATATAGATGAACTATTGCAATCTTTGTTAATTCACTGGTTACAATTCTTTGAAGTCTTTCAATCGTTCTTGCAAACCGAACATCTTCTGCTGCTAACGTTGCTTTACTACCAACATTTTCTTCGTACCCTAAAAACGCCTTTGGAATTTTTAATGCCGCCATTAATTTATTTCTTAAATATTCAATATCTTCAACGGCCTCATATGTCAGTCCCGCAAGACTATCAATTTGAGTTCCACTATCTCCTCCACGAACTGGTAAGAAGAAATCTTCTGTAAGATTTTGGATATTATATTTTAAATTATAATCACCTGTATTTTGGTCAATTACTGGTGCCTTTTTCATCTTATTAATAATCTTCTGCATAAAGTTTTCAACTTCTGCTGGTGGAATATTTCCAATATCAATCTTGAAAACTCTTTTTTCTGGTGCTCTCATAATTCTATGAATCAACATAGCATCTTCCATAAGAGATAATTGTTTCCAAATCTTACGGGCTCCTTCAATCATACCTTTTCCATATGGTATAAAGTTTGCATCTGAAAGTAATCTAAAATGTGCTATTTCAAAATTTTCTAATTCTTTATTTGTAGACATATGACCACTATGTCTTGTATCACCTTCTTCAACCATAAACTGAACATAATATGGATTTTCTGGATCCTCACCTTCAATACGAGTAACATCATATGCTGAAAGTGGAACTACATTTGTAATACCATATTTTTCTTTAATGTCTAAATAAAGATAAAAATCCCCATATTTACATAGGTTACGAACCCACGGCCATAAATTAAATTCTATATTTAATATATCATAAAAAAGATTATGTAGAATATCATGGATATTTTCATTTTCAGAACGAATCTCTAATACTTGTCCATATTCTGATTTCATAGTGGATTCATCTGCATAAATATCAAGTGCGCTTGATATAATAGCATCACTATCCATTTCTTCATAATCTCTAAATAGGGCCAACCTCTGTGCCTGAAAACTAATTGCCTGTGCGTGTCCATACCCACCAGTTGTTAAATTAGAATGAAGTCTTGACCATCTATCTACAAGACGATTTCTCTCCATTGACTGTACTCTATCAGTATCAGCTATTTTTAACGTTTTTCCACCTGCATGTCTTACGATTACATTTGTGGAAAATAATCGTTGTAGTCTTGCTCTTAAACTTGTGCTTGCCATAATTTACCTCTTATTTTATTAACCAAGTTAGATCTTCTCTTTCACCTTGTACTTCCCAATCCCAACCTTCGGCTGTTTCCTCTTGAGGAGTATAAACTGGTTCATAATCTAACATTTTATTTAGGACTGTTTTTTGTAAGGCAATTCCTTCTGCATTTAATCTAAGTGCAGTATCTCTTACCCACAATCCTATTGCCAAACTCATTGGAAGGTCATCATTATATCCCTCCAGTGCTTCGGCCTTGTTATTGTGCCATATAAACACAAATAATTCATCAATCAGTCTATTAGAATGAACTATGACTGATTTTTCTCTAAAATATTCTTCTAATTTTGCAATTACCAATGGTCTTGTTTTCATTGTCATACTAAACCCCGGGACCATTTGTCTATCTTTATGTCTGTATCTGTTTGTTACTTGTCTTGCGACATCTACAAACTGTAAATCTTTTGATGTATAAAATAGGTTATCATACTCTCTATCAATAACTTGTTGTATGGTAGCCCAACCAATACTTGAGTTCTCAATCACAAGTAATGCGTTGTTATACTCCATAGCAGTGTTCATACATAAATTACCAAAATCTTTGGTAGGTATTTTTCCCTTATATTCTGCCACTTGTTCCATACTCTCTATTTCTATTACATGAAATGCAGAAAAGTCTGATGCATCACCACGGGCAACGTCAGCAGCTACTACATAATTCTTGGTATAATCAGGTTGTCTCCAAATCCATAAATTACTATCCATTCCCCTCTTTTCAACTGGTTCTTCAATTTGTGTATTTCTATATTCTTCCAAAATAACACCATCAATCACAGTTTGACCTGAGGTGATGAAGTCACAGTCGTATTCTTGGGCTGCCATTGACGGTCCCAAGAGTTTTTCTTGTTCTTCTCTCCATTCATCATCTCTATCTGGATGTAATGACCAATGTAGTCTTATAAAATTCCAATCACTTTCTCCTTCTTCTGCTTCTACCCAAACTTTATGAAACCAGTTACCAACACCATTCGGGGTAGATAGTGCAATACATTGACCACCAGTTGCAAGAGTACTTTGTGCAGCAGTCCATATTGAATCTATTTTTTCAATAAACGCTGCTTCATCAAGTATCAAAAGTGATAATGCTTCTGAACGACCTGCATCTTCAGAACTTGCTATTGCCTTTACTTGTGAACCATTACTGTATCTTAATGACAATTTGTTATCCTCAACACAATTTGACTTTACCCAATTCGGTAAGTTTGCGTGCATCACACGAATTTTAGTTACAAGGTTTTTGGCTGTATCTTGTTTAGTTGCAATAACCAATATGTTCTTATCACTCTGAAAGGTCATCATCCATAATGCGTATCCCGCTGTAAGTGTTGATATACCTAACTGACGGGCCTTTAAAATAACATTGTAATTATGTTTATCAAAATCATTTATCATTTTTTCCTGAAATGGATATAAGGAAAATGGTATTTTACCCTCTATTGGATGTTGGATAACAGCATACTTTTTTAGAAAATATGCAGGATCCACTGCACATTTTAGATATTCCGTTTTAATGACTTCTTTTATGTTCTTATCACTCATTAATTTGCTATATCCACTATTTTAATACCAAAATAAGTCGGTATAATTATTGCGGCTGCCCCATATCCAAAATACAGCCACTTGTTTTCATACCAACTTGGTTTTGCTAACCCTGCCATTTTTTCATTGGCCTTATTTTGTGCCTTCAAAGCTTCTATTTGTTTACCTTTTGCCACTATTATTAAAGAATCAAGATTGGCTTGGTCTTCTAACTCTTTGACCAAATCTTCATATTGACCAATCTGTACAGTCTTTGCACTATCAATAGATTCTAACTTCGCCACCGAACCTTTCCATTCAGCATCACGTTGTTTAATCATTTCTAATGCTTCTGCTTCAGTATAAGTTGTCTGCCCAAATAAGGGGATGGATAACAATAATATCCAAAGATATTTCACATTCACTCCTTATCTATGTAATACGTAAACTATACCACTTGCACCAATTGTTACTTTCTTCACACCAATCGGATAAAGTGTATCTGCTGTCAATGACGTTCCTGGTATTGTTCCACCACCTGCTCCATGAATAGTAACATTGGTCACAACTTCACATATAAATCCTGCTCCAGCGTTTGAACCACTAAAATCTACAGTAGTACTCGAAGCCACTTTACTTATTCCGTTATATTCACCAAGTGTTTGAATGTCTGGTATTGCCATTTTAATTTCTCCTTATATACATATATATAATTATTTACTCTTTGAAAACTTCCTCAAAAAATCTGCTGCATCTGATACTTCATCATTTTCGTAAGCCGTTTCCATTTTCTTAATCTCGTTTTGTGTACGAGTAAGTTTTCTTTTTGCGTTTGTTATTTGTTTTTTATTTTTATTTTTATGTACTTGTAATTTTTCTATTTCTTTGGATACTTCTTTTGTTTTCTTTTTTTGTTCTTTTATAACACCCTCTAATTCCTTTACTTCTTGCGACTTTCTAGCACTTAAAAGTGTACTTAAACCAAAAAGTCCTAAAATGCTCGCTATGAGTTTCTTTAACCAATCCATATTTACATCTCCATTATTTTTTTATAATTAGACTTACTTTCTAACTGTTTAGTTTTCGAAGGTTCATCAAAGTCACTACCATTTGGTTCATCGTATTTTCCGTATCCTTCCGCATCCCTATCAATTTTCTCATCAAATCCTTTATCAAAAATATTTACTGTTTTATGTATTCTAAATGTTACTGCTTTCCTACCATTAACTGTTGGCATCCCATGTTTATCTACACCTATATCTTTTATTACCATTTTCTTGTTTTTAAATTTTCCTACAAGAATAGTATCACCTTTTTTAACATCTATTGTAATAGCCATTATGCTCTCCAACTTATCATAAGATTTTGTCCATCAAGTTTTTCCGTTACATTATCTTCACGATTTAATTCTCCCCCTAAACCTCGTTCTATGATATTTTTTAAATCTTTAAATGTCAAATCCTTATCATCAAAAGGATGTGCCATATGTCCGTATGCTCCACCCTCTGTTATTAATTCTCTAAGTTCATCATTCCACCAATCTTTTGTTAGTGGTTGATATTTTTCAGTATTAAGTTTTGGATGACCTCTATCAAATTTCTTTCCACTTATCTGTAACTTAGTATTTCTAGCATTATCTTTCATATCAACCCCAGCTGATACTGGTGGACCTGCCATTTGCTGATCTTTATCAACCCCCATCCATTTGATTACTCTCCAACCCAATATATCTAATACATCTCGTAAAGTACTTTTATATTTATCAACTACTCCATGTGATATCGGATTTGTTGCTCTGAAAGACATAGTATAATCTTCTTCTGGATCCATTGCTCCTTTACCCAATATATAATCCAACACTTTCCATCCTAATTGATCCTGTAATGAGTTAATCCACTTTTCAGATTCTTGTTTATAATCTTTCAAATTTTTATAAAATGTAGGTGGTCCATCATCAGTAGGGAAATTAGTACCAGGACTTGATTCTTGTAAAATTTCAGTAATATCATTATCAACTAAAAAATCACCAATGACTTCACTATTAAATTCTTTTAAATAATCTCTCATTATCTAGTCTCTATTTTATTATCTTTCAACCAACCATCTACTTTATTTACTACTTGGTCAAAAACATTATTATCTCTATTAGAACCAAAAGCGTTATAATAA